GCACTTGAAGCGACTTTCGGATTAGCGGCACGCCAAGCCAAGATCGCTTCTTCCGGCATCACTGGGCTGTACAAGATCACCTCTTTGCCGCTTTTAGAGATCACCCCTGCCCCGCCCCGCGTAAAACGGATCGGCTCGCCATCGGGGTGGGTCATCGGCGGCAAGAACTTGGGCACAGGCGTGCCGTCCAAGAAGAACCCGGGCACCCAGTCGGGGTTCACCTCAGGTTCGTAGTCATGCGGTGCGTCTTGCGCTGGGTCGTATTGAACGAAGGCCATAGGTCAGGCCTCCTGGTGCTCATTGCTGGTGCTGGTGTTGGCTGCTGCAGCAATCGCATCCGCCTGCTGCTTGCGATAGAGGGCTGCTTGGACGCGATCAACGATTCGAGGCGGCAATTCAGCGGGCCACTTAACGATGGCTTGGTAAGAGACACCGATAGCGTCAGCCGCCGAAGTGACCGTGCCGCCCAAAAGTTCTATGGCATGGGTTTTAAGCATGATGAATTGAACCACGGTTAAACCAAACATGTCAACCCAAGTTCAATACTTACCAGATAGCATTGCAACCATGGTTGCTAATTACTGGGAAAGACTGAAACCGGCTCTGGACTCAAGGGGCTGGGGAATACAGCAGTTCGCTGATGCGATCGGCGTCAGCTATCAAGCCGTTGTCAAAGTGCGCGATGGCGGAGCCTTTGGTAGCAAGAACAATATCAAGGCTGCAAATATTCTTGGTCTAAACCCTGCATGGCTTGCAACAGGCGAAGGAGCGAGGACTGCAGGCTTTGACAACAATGTGAAAGCAAGTCCTATGGGCATGCGCCCATACCCTGTCATTTCGCACGTCCAGGCCGGCGCGCTGAAAGAGATTGCCGTTCCCTACGGCCCAGGCGATGGCTTCGATGTGGAGTACGGAGACGACGACGCATCGCAGTGGTCGTTTTTCTTGGAGATCGAAGGCGACTCCATGCTCCCCGACTTCCGTCCTGGAGACAGGGTGCTCATAGACCCTGACGTGTCACCCAACCCTGGCGATTTTGTGGCCGCCCGCAACACCAAGGAAGAGGCCACCTTCAAGAAATACCGAGTTCGTGGAATCGACGATTCAGGGCACGAAGTTTTCGAGCTGGTCCCATTGAATGACAACTACCCGGTGCTGCGCAGCGATGAGCGCCACCTGGTGGTGATCGGCACGATGATCGAGCACCGCAGGAAGTTTCGGCGGAAGTGACTGGACGCCAAGAAAGCCCTGTACAACAGCAACACAAGGGACCGCGAATGCCAAATATTGAGCGACTCACCAAGGAACTTGATGCAGCCAGAGAAAAGGAGCTTCAAGCCATACACGCTCTATCTCAGGCTGCGGATGCTGACATAAGGGATGAGCAAGTACTCAACCAACTCGTTGACACCTTGAACCAGTCGCATGAAATCGCGATTAACGCTTGGGAAGCGTTGACCAAGGCCGTCATAGACCGAGCTTCTCGATAACTCGCAACAGCTCCCGATCCACATTGTCTGCATGCTGGATGCCTAGTGCATCCATTTTCTGCCGGCCACTAGCGTAGTCACTTCTTACCTTCACTACGCTCTGGCGAATCTTGGCAAAAACATCAGAACCCACCTTGGTGGGTTTTTTTTCGTCTGTCTGGTGTGTAGTCATAAGGAGATGGTACGCACCCCTCCAAAAACTTCAACTTAAGTTGAAGTTTTTATTGAACTGTGGTTGATATTTTATTTCAACCGTGGTTCAATGCATCCCATCGCAGCACCAAACGCGAAACACCCAAGGCCCAGCGATACGGGGCCGAAGCCGACAGGAAGCAAAGGCGGGGTTAGCTCTAACGGGAGCGATGCAACACACAGGTGCAGCGACACCGGCCAGATGGTCAACCGGCGTCGAAAGATGGGAAGGGTTTGAAGGTGAGCGTCACAGCCCACCTGCCCAGGGAGCCATGAAGGTGATGCCTCTTCACCGCAAAGGATGGGGCAACCGTGGTCTGGAGCCGGGCAACCGGGAAGAGCTAGACCAAAAACCTAAGCGTCTTTACAACAAAGGGGGCTCAGGTTTGACTACATATCGCTAGTTGTAAATATTTGTCTAAGATGCTTCCGATTCACACAGCAGGAGGAAGCATGGATTTCTACGAGAGCCTTAACAGTCTTGCAGCCAAAGTTCGACAGCAAGGGCAAAACATCTCCACAGAAGAGGCAACCAAAAACGCTTTTGTCATGCCTTTTATCAAGAATGTTCTTGGCTATGACGTTTTTGACCCCACCGAGGTAGTTCCAGAGTTTGTTTGCGACGTAGGCACCAAGAAGGGCGAAAAGATCGACTACGCTATCTTTAAGGATGGACATGTCCAAATCCTGATTGAGTGCAAAAAAGTTGGTGAACCACTGAACGTGAATCATGCAAGCCAGCTTTTTCGATATTTCCATGTAACTACTGCTCGCATCTCGATCCTTACGAATGGTCGGGTTTACAAGTTTTTCACAGACTTGGAAGCCCCCAACAAAATGGACGAGAAGCCATTCTTGGAACTGGATCTGCTTGATATTGATGAGCACGCGGTCCCTGAGCTGCTGAAACTGACTCGATCAGCTTTTGACGTTGATTCCATCATCAGCGCCGCCGGTGAGTTGAAGTACATCGGCCAACTGAAGCGAGAGCTAGCAGGTCAACTCACTGACCCCTGCGAAGAATTCCTACGGTTATTTGTCGCTCGTGTCTATGACGGCCCTATCACAGCCCGTGTCCGCGAACAGTTTCAGCCGCTTATGCAAAAAGCGATCACCCAATTCACGGGCGACATGATCAACGACCGCCTAAAGTCGGCAATGACAGGAGGTGCAACGCAAACTTTGATTGCACCTAGCGTTCCAGCTGCACAAAACGAAAGCGCACCACCAGAGGCCTCGCAATCGGATGGCGATGAGCAGCGCATCGAAACCACGACAGATGAGCTAGAAGGTTTCTTTATCGTCAAGTCGATTGTTAGAACCACGGTTGATCCAGCTCGAATTGGTCACCGAGATACGCAAAGCTATTTCGGGATTCTGCTGGACGACAACAATCGCAAACCCGTTTGTCGTCTCCACTTCAATCGCACCCAGAAATACTTAGGAATTCTGGATGCAGATAAAAAGGAAACGCGCCATGCGATTAGCTCGCTGGATGACATTTACGGCTTCTCTGATGCCTTGATTTCTGCCGCAAAACTAGTCGCGTAGCTGTACAAGCTCTTCGAACTTAGCCCACTACCAGGTGGGCTTTTTTTTGTCCAGCGAACTCCAAACTGGTCAAAGCACCGCTGCCTGCGGCGATATACAGGGCGATTTGGCGGAAGCTCTGCCGGGATAGACGACACGCCTTTGCTTGGGTGTGAGCGCGGTGACCGGATAAGCACAGAGCTTCCACCACATCGTTTTTCAGCCGGGCCTGGGGGTCTCCTCCCTCNNTCTGGAGGTCGTATGAACGCACGTCAACCGGTGGGCTACTTCGGCCCCACCAGCAACCCCTGCGCCGATGCCGAGCGCTGGGAAGATGAACAAGAAGCCGCCCAGGCCATGCGAGAGGTTGCCGAGCGGCAGGCCCCGCTGATCGTGCTGCAGCGCCTGCAGGCCATGACGCAGCCCGCCGACTGGTCCAAGGAATGCATCTGCACCGGCAAATTGTGGGCTCCCTTCGAGATCCTGGATGCGGCGATGGAGAGCGGCGACGACGCCACGCTATCCGCAGTGGCCGAGCTGCTGACCAGCTCGCATGCGGCCAAGCTGCACCAGGTCCTGGCCACATGGTTCGGCCAGAAGCACGCCCTGGACATTTATCACGAAGAGGTGGTTCAAGCCCATGCACATGTTTGACATCCCCCGGGCCCGGCCGAGGCCGACTTTGGTTACACGCCCCCTCCCAAGTACCCGCCGCCAGCGCCCCCTGAAGAAGTGCGCGAGCTGCTGGCCCAGCACCCCGAAACGCTCGAAGGCAGCGCCGATGCAATTTGAAGGAGACGACAGCATGCGATTTCTGATCAAGGTGGCCGGCACCCAGTACCACGGCATCTTCCCCAGCAACGATGCGGCGCACGCCGATGCACTGGAGCGCTTTCCTGCGGCCATGGCCGTGGTGGTGCTGCGCAAGGAGCATGCATGACCCCACCCATCCCGCTCCAGCGCCTGCCGCGCAAACGCCCCATGAAGCCCGCCACTGTGCGGGCTTTGTTTTGGTGGGTGGCAATCGTCAGCTTCTCCACCGGCTGCGCCGGCCTGATAGCGCGTTGCACATGAGCTGCCCCACCGGCAAGCAGCCTCTGGACTACGAGCGCGCCCAGAAGCTGGCCCGCA